TGCGGTGGTTCAGGGTGGCTAGTCAATTCCGGTGTATCAGAAGTGGCAACGTAGTGTCGTTCTCCAACGAGGACGACATTCGTTCAACCCGTTCCAATGAATCCTATGAGGAGGTGATCCATGAAACAAAGCCCAATGAAGCCGTCAAAATCCCGCAAGCCGCCGAAGCGCAAGAAGTGCTGAAACCGAAGCGAGGAAGGCCGCGCAAAGAAGAAGTGATGGAGATTTGAGATGGCGTGGACATACGACAATCAAGATTGGGCGCGACTAGTAAACGGCCAAATTCAGCTTAAAAATGCTGATGGATCATGGTCGAATGCTGGTACGCCTGAACATGCGGAGTCCATGTCGTATGTTCAAAAGGCGGCGGATAGCGCAGAAGTCGACAAGCTGATTGCCTACGCCCGCGCAGGAGGCTCACTTAACGCCGAGCAAAGCGCGTTCCTTGCAAATCCATTGCTCGGGATGGATTCTTACGGGCAAGGGTCGAGGTGGGGCGCAATCAATCTATTTGACAATCAATTCAGCCCGCAACAATCCGGTGCGCTACAGCAGTTTGGAGTGAATGCAAATCTATCCCCCGCTGATATTGCGGCAGGCCAGCAGTTCAACCAAGAGCAATCTCCCGCCGCCCAATCCGCAATATCAGATTCTGGTGGATTTGGGCTGATGCAATTAGCGATGCTCGCCGCTGCCGTGTATTCGGGAGGCGCTGCGCTAGGTGCATGGGGCGCTGGTGCTGGTGCGGCGGCTGGAGCAACCACGGCATCAGGGATGCTTGCAGCGGAATCGGCGGCACTGTTAGCGGAAGGGTTCACAGCGGCAGAAGTAGCGGGTTCTCTTGCGGGTCTAGGTAATGCGGCTCAGATTGGATCGGTACTTACTGCCGCAGGGGTAAGTTCTGCAACAGCGGCAACGCTGGCAGGGGATGTTGCAAGCGGGATGCTAACTGGCGCAAATGCAGGGAGTGGTGCTATGGATTGGACAGACGTTCTAGGCGAATGGCCTAGTTATGGGGATGCTTCCTCTGGAGGAAATATGTTTGATCCCTCCAGCCTATTCCCTGATTTCACAAACTACTCTGGGCAAATGTCGAGCATTCCTGGGCTTGAGCAATCGCTTACACAGGTTCCGTTGAACCTATCTGCTGGCGCTGGACTTGCATCTACTCCGTGGTATCAACAACTTCTCCAACAAGCCGCAGATGACCCTCTCGGAACCGCAAATAAAACCCTGAAAGCCCTGAATTCCTCCGGCCTACTTTCCAATGGTCTAAGTGCCGTTGGCGGATACTTGTCTGGAAACGCAGCGCAAGATGCCGCATCGAAGGCTGCCGCAGCACAAATCGAAGCAGCGAAAATCGCCGCCGATGCTGCGAAGTTCAAGCCAATCGGCGTTACAACGAGATTCGGGCAATCCGACTTCACCAAGGACGCAAACGGCAACGTAATCGGCGCAGGGTACGCACTGGCGCCCGACGTTAAAGCACAACAGGATGCACTGATGGCTCAGTCTGGTCAGATGCTCAGTCAGTATCAGAACGCTCCTGCCGCCTTCGCTCCGATGGGAGCCGCAGGGCAACGCGCCATGTCTCTCGGCAATCAGTACCTCGCTACCGATCCAGCAGCGCAGGCGATGAAGTACATGCAGGAGCAACAGGCGCTACTGGCGACTGGACGCGACCGTGATATGAGCCAGATGCTCTCCGGCGAATATAACCGTGGGACGTATGGACTTGCTACGGGCGCGACTGGAATTATGGGCGCTGCGAATCCGCGACTGGAAGCCCTGATGAATGCACAGCGCCAACAGGATTTGGGCTTGGCTGTACAGGCGACACAGGGCGGTATGGATTACGCCAAGTTCGGGGCAAGCATGTCTAACCTCGGTGGGGCTTTGACCAGGGACATGTTCTCAGGTCAGACGGCGGCGTATGACCCGTACAAGACAGCACTAGGAGGCGCACAGTACCTTGAGGGTCTTGGGCAGCAGCCGCTAACACTTGGCATGGACATCGGCAACAAGACGAACAATGCTGCTGCCGGTGGATTGCTGGCGCAAGGGATGAATCAAGCCGCGCAGACGCAGCAGAAAGCCGATGCGTACAGTCCTTGGGGTACGGCGCTGATGAATTCTGGAAATGCCTTGCAGTCAATGATGCAGCCACAACAGCAACAAGGGATGGCGACTTACAATCCAAATCAATTCAGGCTTGTACCTTTTGGGACTTAAATCATGGCTGACAACATCGTAGACACCCTGTTCGGCCCGCAACCTTGGCAGGTTCAGCAGCAGCGCAACGCGCAGGATATGTCTTATGCGGAGAAGGTTGCTCGCATGGACGGCTTTGAGCAAGCCAAGTTCGGTATTGGGCAGGGTGCAGCCGGCCTGACTCGCGGTGTCGCTGGAATGATGGGCATGGTTGATCCGGCAGTGGCGGATGCACAGATGCGTTCGCAGGCGATGTCGGACTTCGATCCAAAGGATTCGCGCTCGATTTACATGAAGGCGCAGCAAGTGCAAGACCCTCGGTTGAAACTGCAATTGACGATTTTGGCGCGGAAGCAGGAAGCGGAAGAAGCCGACATGAAGCTGAAAGTGGCTCATGCCAAGTATTACGAACAAGGAGGTGCTGGTGGTCGTAGCGGCACAAGCCAACTAGCAGCAAAGCAGGCTGTTGCCAGGAATGACCTGACAAAAGTTGGATTCCAGATGGGGCTGTCAGGGCAGGCATTGCTCGACTTCGTTGAGGAAGGCGTCAATCGGCTTACTGAAACGTGGAGTGCTACTACAGGCGCATCGCCGCAAGTTCCTCAGCAATCCGAAGTCCCGCTGTCGGCAACAACGTCAGTCTCTCAAGGACTTCAGATTACCGAAGGACAAAAAGCGGCGATGATGCAAGATGCACTATCGCGTGGGGACACTGTAGCCGCCGAAAAGATCAAAAACCTTCCTGCATCACCAGACGCCCCCACGCAGTCAAAGGCTCAGGTTGCTGGCGCGGTGAAACTTGCTGAGACTAAATCAGCAAACGATCCTATGGCACTCGCTGGTGGCGCTGCTGCGAAAGAAACAGGCAAGTCCGGTGCTGAAATGAACGTCAAGCAGTATGAGACTGCGTTGGCGTCAAAATCGGCAATCCAAGACATCCAGCGGCTTGAGGATCATCTGAAGACATCGAAGGCGATCACTGGAATGGGCGCTGATGTGTTCAAGGGAATTGAGCGCATGAAGACATTGCTTGGTGACAAAGCAGCGTCAGGCAAGGTATCCGACACTGAAATCCTTGATGTGATGATGGGCGCTGAAGTGTTCCCGCTCATCAAGTCTCTCGGTATCGGCGCTCGCGGCATGGATACCCCGGCTGAACGCGACTTCATGCGTAAAGTTCTAACTGGTGAAATTTCGCTGAACAAGGACACATTGCTTGAGATGGCGCGGCTTCGTCGGATTGCAGCGGAACGAAGTATCCGTATGTGGGACGACCGTGTTGAGTCCGGTGAAGTTGATGACTTCTACAAGCAGACCGGGCGCAAGAAAGAGAAGATTGGTGCTTCATCTCAACCCGTAACCGCTGCAAAGCGGATTAGGTTCGACGCCAAAGGGAACATGGTGCAATAATGACTATCGAAGCTGAACTCGCTGACGGCACGATACTAGAATTCCCCGATGGGACTCCGCAAGGAGTGATTCAGGCCGCTGTTAAAAGAATGGTGCTTGGTGCTGACTCCGCCGCCCTGCCAGCGCAGACTTTGCAGAAGGAAGATAAACCGTGGGCGAGTGGATTGGAAATTGCCAACATTGCCGGTGGAGTGCTTGAACCTATTACTAAGATGGCAACTGGATTTGTCGCCAAACCTGTTGGGGAAATCGCAGGTATGGTATCCGGTGCTGCCGATGTACTCTCTGGCGGGCGTCTTGGTGGTCGTAATGCGTCCGAAGTAAGCCAAGACATTCAGAAGGCAATGACGTATGAGCCAAAGACGCAGGCGGGACGCTCATCCATAAATCCGCTTAACTTCATTCCAGAGACAATAGGCGCAAGCATTCAAGCAGTTGCCAATCCAGTCGCAAACGCTGTTACCGGAGAAAACGCCGATCCTTCGTCATTCCGCAAGATGGCAGGGGATGCTGTACGCGAGGCAATTCCACAAGCGGCAAACATCGGGATGGTCAAAGCGTTTCCAATGCCGAAGACTCCTGCGGAACTTGCTGCCAAGAGTTTTCAGGATGCTGCTCGGATTGACGCGGCAAAGATGGCCGTCGAGAAGTACGGTCTTGCGCTTGATCCGGTCATATCGAATCCGACGAAGATGAACGCATTGAGGGCTACGGCAGCAGGACAGGATCACTTGCTTGCTTTGCTTCGCCGAGAGAATGAGCCAAAAGTTGCCATGATCCTGAAGGACGATCTTGGCATACCGAAAACTACTGCTCTTGATTCTGTAGCTCCATTTGAGGCTGTCCGTGAAGCAGCGGGTGGTGCAAAGCGTAAAATTCAGACGATGGCAGGGTTTGCTGACGACGGAACAACAGCAACCACTATCTCCGCTCTGCAACCAGAAGCATTGATCGGCGGGAAGGCCGCTCAGAAAAAAGTTGGCAGAATGATTGAGGATGCCAACAACCTACTTTCGTCAAATGTTCATGGTGGCAGGCTGATTGCTGAGATTGAGAACTTGCGGAAGACGGCAAGGGACATTTACAAAGGTACTGACATCAAGCCTACGCAACGCGCTGTTGCCGATGCAAGCATGGGTATTGCAAATGCGCTTGAAGGAATGATTGAGATGAATCTTCAAACTCTCGGTATGAATGATCTGCTGACGCAGTTCCGAGATGGTCGTGTAAAGATGGCGAAGTCTTACACGCTTCAAGAGGCTACCAACCTGAATACTGGATTGGTTGATCCACTGATAATCGCAAAGATGACCAGCAAGGACAATGCGTTGTCAGGTGCATTTGCTGACGTAGGAAAGATTGCAGGTAATTTCCCAGAAGCACTTGGAATCAAGCCGGGTGCGCCTGGTGGATTCAAGGAACTTGCCGCAACGCACATGACCCGTACTGGGGCGGGAGGCATGACAGGATATGTTGTCGGCGGGATGTTCGGGCAACCGCTGCTTGGTGCAGGGATCGGCGCTGGACTTGGTGAGCTTGGAGGTAGTTTGTACGCAAAGCGACTCGCAACCAATCCGAAGGTTCAGAAGGCGGTTTCGATTCCGAAGGATTACAGAATGCTTACTGGAGGCACCCCGTAATGGCAACGTATTTGGAATGTGTAAACGAAGTCCTCTCCCGCCTACGCGAATCCAGCGTAGCAAGCGTCACGACCAGTGCCTATTCAACGCTGATTGGCCGTTACGTCAACGATGCCAAGCGTCAAGTCGAAGATGCATGGGATTGGACTGTACTTTCCACCACGATCACGATTCCAACGGTAGCCGCACAGTCGACATACACAGTTACCGGATCGGGCATCCGGCAACGCGGTATCGCCGTCAATGACGCGACCAATAGGACGCGCCTGAGCAACGTACCGATTCAGTGGATTGTCGATCAGCAGCAGTTAAGCACGGTCACGACGGGCATCCCATGCTACTACGCATGGAGCGGAACGGACGGCACGGACAGCAAGGTGGAACTCTACCCGACTCCGGCTGGCATCTTCTCGCTGAAATTCAACCTGACCGTCCCACAGGCAATACTGTCGGCAGACGCTACTGTGATTACCGTACCCTCTGAGCCGGTCGTAGCAGGCGCATACGCCCGTGCATTGGTTGAGAGGGGCGAAGATGGCGGGCTAACCTCTGGAGAGGCTTACGGGCTGTATAAGTCGATCCTGAGCGACTATATCTCGTTGGAGAAGGAACGATTCATGGAATTCGACTGTTTCGAGGCTACCTAAGTGGCTGATAACATCACGCCCTTCTCGATCAGCGCACCAGGCTTCAACGGCCTGAACCTGTCGGATTCGCCTGTTGATCTTCCTGCGTCATTTGCGCTCGAAGCAATCAACTGCGTGATTGACAAGTCGGGCCGGATTGCCTCACGAAAGGGATGGACGCGGGCGAGTACGGCGAACACGGACTTGTCTACAAGCAACATCACCTGCATCGGAGAACTGATCCAGAACGACGGCACGGCGACTACACTATGCGCTGGAGGCGGGTTCCTGTTCAAGCTCAGTGGAACCACGTTGGTTACGCTTACCTACGGCGGTGGCGGTGTAGCGCCGACGATCAGCGCGAACAACTGGAAATTCTGCCAACTGAACGGTGTGGCGATGTTCTGGCAGCGCGGATATGACCCACTGATCTATGATCCCGCTGTATCGACTACGACTTTCCGTAGGTTGAACGAGAAATCTGGAACCGCTGGAACTGTGTATCAGTGCAACGAGGCGATAAGTGCCTATGGTCGGGTATGGGCGGCAGACATATCGACCGACAAGCAGACGGTGGTGTTCAGTGACTTGCTTGCGCCTCATGTAATGACTGGCGGGACGGCAGGCTCATTAAACGTCGGACAAGTATGGCCGTCCGGTGGCGACGAGATTGTTGCTCTCGCGGCGCACAACAACTTCCTGTTCATCATGGGAAGGTTCCAAATCCTGATTTACTCAGGTGCGGATACGCCTTCAACGATGAAGCTGCAAGATTCGATTGTGGGCGTTGGCTGCATCGCTAGAGACTCTGTACAGAATGCTGGCGAGGATGTCGTATTCCTGTCGGATAGCGGCGTTCGCTCGTTGCTCAGAACCATCCAAGAGAAATCCGCTCCGATTCGCAAGCTCAGTCAGAACGTGCAGGTCGACCTGATGGGCGCGGTTGATCTGGAGAATACCGAAAACATCAAGTCGGTATACAGCGCAGCCAACAATTTCTATCTAATAACACTTCCAGCAACGGCGAACACCTATTGCTTTGATATGCGCTCGATTCTGGAGAATGGTGCGGCTCGCACTACAACTTGGACGCTGGTTGCAAAGTCGTTCTACGAGACAAAGGATCGCGTGTTGTACATGGGCAACGCTGGGTATCTTGGCGACCATACCGGATACTACGACGATGCTTCTGTGTATCGAATGTCGTACTACACCACGTGGATTGACTTCGGTAATCCGATTCAGACTTCGATTCTGAAAAAGGTGTTGGTAACGCTCATTGGACTGTCAAATCAGACCGTAGTATTCAAGTGGGGCTATGACTACAATAGCGCACAGTATTCGCAGACTTCGACGCTTTCCGGCTTATCGACTCAGGCCGAGTATGGAACTGCTGAATACGGGCTATCGGAATACTCTGGAAACGTCGCAATCAACGTGATGCCAGTTCAGGGTAGCAGTTCAGGGCGCGTGTTGCAGTTTGGACTTGAGGCACAAGTAGGCGGGTATCAGATTGCTATTCAGCGGATTGACTTATTTACGAAGGACGGGGCTTACTTCGCATAAAAAGGATGTAACCTTTTCTTCGCGTCCAAGTATGCTTGATGTGCTTTTTCTGGAGAATCAAAGCTGCCTAAATGAGAAATAACGCCATGATGACAAATACGAGAAAACCAGTATTTACCTTTAACGCAGGAAACACCTGCGAGCTTGGCTTTGTTATCTCTATGGTGCGTCTTCGTGTTCTGCATATTTTCTGCCCTAGTCGCCTCCCTGAGATTGGACAACCTGTTGTCTGTTCTAACCCCATTGATATGGTCAATATCATTAGCGGGGAGATGCCCATGAACAAAATACCACGCAAGTCGATGCGCTCTATGGGCTACTCCATTCCCAACGGAGATGACCACATACCCAGAGTCGTTTATCCAGCCAAGCTTTTTGCCAAATCTCCTATTAGATTTGCTGATGAACTCACCAGATTCGGTGTCATAAGTAGCATGAAGCGATCCTATCGTTCCATAAAAAATCATATATCCTCCTGTTGTGGATATGGAATTGTACCACCTTTTTACAAAAGGATAGCAGACTATGAGTGACTACATCAAAATTACGGACTACGCAGCAAAGGATGTGCTACTTACAGGCAATCCGGCAAAGCTAGTCAAGGGTACTGAGATTGGTGCCGACTTCGATGCGGTCGCCGTAGCTGTTGCGACAAAAGTGGATGAAACCAGTGGTGCTGCTACGAATCTGACACTTACGACTCCGATCCTGGGGACTCCGCAAAGCGGGACGCTGACGAACTGCACAGGTCTTCCAGTCGCTTCAGGTGTTTCAGGTCTCGGAACAGGTGTTGCAACTGCTCTTGCGGTGAATGTCGGTTCTGCCGGCGCTCCGGTAGTCAATGGTGGCGCACTAGGTACGCCGTCTAGCGGTACTCTGACAAACGCAACTGGACTCCCTGCTGCTGGCGTGATTGGAACGGCGCTGACTCTCGTAGGCGGCAACATGACCGGCGGCATCAACTCAGCCCGAGGGAACATCACGCAGCACGCGACGACGATGGACTTCTTCGCTACCACGTCGCCGGATATTCTGGACGGGACTGGTTCTGCGGTAACGATCACTGCTTGCGTGAATGCACCGCAGGCCGGGGCAACGCGCAAGTTCTACCCCATTGTCGCAACAGTCCTGACGCACGGCGCGACGTTCGACATTGCCGGAAATGCGAACCTAACAGCGGCTGCTGGCGACTGCTGGATCATCGAGGCCAAGACGGTATCGACGTATCGCGTGACTGCTGTGAAAGAGGATGGGCTGGCCGTTACGCCCGGAGTCCCGGTAGGCACCAGCACGACGACACTGGTACTCGCTGACGCAGGGAAACACCAGTATTACACAGGCACGGCTGGCGTCACTATTCCTACGAATGCCTCAGTACCTTTCCCTGTCGGAACCGCGATTACCTTTGTCATGGATCACGCTTCTCAGGCGCTGACATTCACCACAACGAGCTTGACGGTGTACAAGGCCGGAACTGCAACAGCATGGGCGAGCGGCGGAACGCTGAGCGGTCGCGGCCTCTGCACTTTCCTCAAGGTGGCTACCGATACGTGGTATGTCACTGGAACCGGGTTGTCATAATGAGCGCGATTCAACAGATGTTGATGATTGGCGGGCGTCCAGCGCCCTCTATCAGCTATCAAGCCGCCCCCGGAAGTGCGTCCGACCTCTCCACCTACACCTTCAGCGGCGTGAGCATTGGGACTGCCGGAGCGAATCGCCACGTTATTGTAGGGATCATGTCGCTTGCTGATAATCTTGGCGTAACAGGAATCTCGTCAGTCACAATCGGAGGCGTAACCGCGACTACTCAGGTAGCTGTCAATGACACGGCGACAGGGTCATTCTCTGCGTTGGTAATTGCTGCCGTCCCGACCGGGACGACAGGTGATGTTGTTGTCAATATGACGACAACGCAGGCGCGACTACGGATTGGCGTATGGGCTGCCTACGATCTAACTTCTCCGACTGCCGTGACAACCAACCAGTCAAACAATGCTAATCCGTCTGTCCTCAATATCAATACACAGGCCGGCGATATTGTTGTAGGAGTCGGCTTCAACAACACCGCATCATCGGTCTCATGGACTGGTGCAACGGAACGCTTCGACGCTTCGCTTGAAGGCGCCAATGAATCGGGTGCAGACCATGTAGCGACTACAGCAGAATCGCCTCGTACTCTCAGTCTGGCCTGGACATCTTATTCGCGGAACAGCGCAGTTTCGGCGGTGTGGCGATGAAAGTCCACCAGATCACTACCTGCGACGAAGGCATCACGAACCCGAAGCGCAGCACCTTCGGCATCACGCTCGCCCTGCGTTGGGGAGATGTACTGCACCCGCTTGGTTCTGATGGCAACTGGTTCAAGCCTCCATATTTCACTAGCATCTTGCGGTTCTATTCTTACATTCCACTTCCATTCATAAGCTGGAATCTGTGGGGATGGCGTG